ACATCTGGGTCTTGCTGGAAATCATTCTGATTGACATCGAAGCTCGCCTTCATATCATCGAGACGTTTGCCTTTGTATTGTGTATGAACAACAACGCCTAATTTAGAAGCGGTGACCTTGCGTCCCTCTGGCGTGTTTTTATCTGCTTTGTAGGTGATTGTATTGGGAAGGAATGAAAGCTTATCGCCTTCATCTTTTACATCACCCTCGCTGTACATCATATCACCTTGATAGACGCCGCCTTTCTTAGGCATAATCTTTGGTAACTCAGCGAGTGCAGCTTTAAGTTTTTCTACGAGTCCAGGTGCATGACCATGATTGCGTTCAATATCAGCAGCAGTATAATTGAGTTTTGGATCTTTATTAAATGCTGATTTGGTAGCAACAAAGAACTTACCATTCTCTGGATTGATACCAAATACAATAGATGGAGCTCCATCCCATTTTGTTGTAATACGAGTTTTGGTAGGCTTACCAGATAAGAAGTCAGCAACATCTGTCATTGTGTCAGAGGCATGAGCAACGCCTTCATGACCGCCATGAATGATATGATCTTCTGCATGCTCAAGATGTTTTAGCTTTTCAACATCGAGCGATTCAATTAGATATTTTGAAAAATTGATTATCATTTATTACTTTCAATGGTCTGGTAGTCCACTTTTAGCTTGTTTGCTCTTAACCATAGTAAAACCAATTCTGTTGTTTGTTGGTCTTGGCATACTACTTGGAGAACCAAACTGAAAAGTCCCTTTTGAAAAACTTTTGATAGTATATTTAAAGTTTTTAGAATCTGTGTCTAAGTATATTTGATTTACTGTTAATGTCGTAGCTGCTGATGTAAGAACTTCTTTCGCTCCATTTTTATCATCATTCAACCATTTAATCAATTCAGCAGTGATAGGATAATGTAAAACTCCCCAGACTTTTTCTTTGCCTTCTTTTGGAGTTTCGATTAATCTTTTAGTGACTGTTTCATTTAAATTTGCTGTGTAACCAGAAGCATCGAAAAATGGTTTAAACATCGTCATAACTTTTTTAAAGCTACCAGCTTTATCAACCGCAGCCTGAAGTTGTTCTGCTGTTGGAACTTCTGCGCCTGTATATACTTTCATATCAGTTAAAAGTTTAATCAGAGCAGTGTATCCAGGTGTTTTTAGAAATTTAGCAGCTTTCAATGGACCAAGATACAAACCATTTTTTTCTTCAGTTGATATTAGTTGAATGACTTTAATTGCTTTTTTCAGTTTTGGAGATAAACCTTCTTCATTCGCCATTTTATTTATGGCTGGCATAAGAGATGTTACAGAAGGTTTGCCACCCTGACCAGCTTTAGCGGAAAACATTTCTTCAAGACCATCTTTTCTAACCATAATATAATCGATCAGTTTTTCGTTTCCTGTTGGAAATTTGACACCTTTGTATAGTTTGCAAGCCGATAGCACATACATAGCGCCAGATATTTCTCCAAAATCTTTCAATACGATATTAAGATCTTTGTCAGACAAACGAAAAGATTGTTTTGGAAAAGCTGCTTTTGGGGCTGTTGAATTTTCAATTAAGTATTCGCAAATTGATTGTACATTAGGAGACTTACTTTTCAATTTTGTTTTGATTAAAAATTTTAGAGCATTGAGTGTTTTTATCTCATCACCCAAACCAAATTTACTTGGTATAAGTTCTTTGTCCGTTACAGCGGGCATTGTTTTCTCCAAATTTATTTTTTATTATTTAGGCACAAAAAAAGGGAGACAGTCCCTTACGACCATCTCCCTAATTATTAAACGAATGCGGTCGAGTGGAACCCCACCATTACTCTCGACTATTCCTATACTTATAACATATCCTTATAACTACGAGCCTCTTTGTGCTGCAGGCACAATACGCATTCATTCTTGCAACTATTTATACGAACTACTTAACTTTTTTTGTGTTTTTGATAAAAAAAGTTGGAGTGAATCCGTCAAAACAACCGCCAAGATTCAGATGACGCATTAGTTTCTTAGCTTCATCCTGATTTTTAAACGAAGCAATCACTTGCTTCGTCTTTGTTTCGTGGACTTCAAACTTAGAGTCAACTGCTACTGTTTTATAATTCATTCAGTAACGACCTTCTTCCATTCGCCATTAGTATTACGCAACCACAACTCGCCCTCATCATTGACGCCGAAGTCAACCTTCTGTTCGCCATTACCAGTAATGTTCACTGAGGTAGTAATTGTACCCACAGTTGAAGTCATAACTATACCACGATTATCCATCCAATACGGTCCATTAAATCCTGACGCCAGATATGAACCAGAACTTGCGCTGCTTATTGCACCGTTAGGTCCATAGTCTCGCGGCGTATCAACTTCACGTGGCTTAGGATCAAATTGCTGTCCGACGCTGAACGACACCTTCTCTGGTGGCTTGCTCTTCTTTACCTCTTCAACTACAGGTTTTGCCGCTACTTCATTAACAACTTCAGTTGCCACTGCACCAGCCACTGCCACAGCTGCCGCACCCTTCGGAATCATTCTAAAGATATCACGCCTATTCATACTCATTTCAATTCTCCTATTTAAATCCTTCAAAAACTTTCCTATCAAACTTACTTTTCGGTTTACTACGCTCGCTATCCTCATTACCAAACTTAGTATTATCCATCACAGGTCGATCATCTGTCAAATCCTGTGCTGATTGCTCTACATTATATAACCGCATTTTTGCACGATCAATGCCAAGAACAAACCTACGATTATTCCCTGGATCATTATAGCGATTCTTGAGTTGCTTAACCATGATTTGACCCAGTGCTTCCAATTCCTCGGAGGTTGATAACCCAAACATAAAATCAGCTGTGGCTGGGAGTCCAAAGGATTCTGATGTATCTTCCAACCCCAAGTCGCTGTTCGAATATCCGCTTCGAGTTGTTTGAGTCGCAGAGATGATAGGTACATTGAATTCCACTGCGAGCCCTCGTAGTTCTTCTGCGATCGCTTTGATAAGGGTATAAGAATTGACGTTGGCTCCATGGCGTATCCTTGATGATGCACAAATGTTTAGATAATCAATAAAGATAACATCTGGTGTAAAGTTTCTCTTGATCTTCAACTCATTGATAAGATGACGAAAGTTTGCTGAACCTGCCGAAGCAGTTGGATATTCTTTGATGATCAACTTACCAGTTGTTTTAGTTTTAACTCTATCGATCTTCTTATCATAGATATCTTTAGGAATGACCTTCAGATCATCAAGCGTAACATCTAGCAAATTGGCGTCAATTCTTTCTGCGATTCTTTCTTCTGCCATTTCCAATGTGATGTAGAGTGCATTGTATCCTTGGAGTAAGTGAGAAGCTGCGAGGTGACACATGAAAAGTGATTTACCAACACCTGTACCTGCGAGACAGATGTTAAGCGTTTTCTTTGGTAAGCCACCGCCCGTGATCTTATTAAAGTATTCGAGGTCGAACGGTAAACGAACTTCTTTCTTGTGGTAGAATTCAAATCGTGACTCTGCGTCGTCAATGAAGTCATGACCGATGTGGGGATCGAACGATACGCCCAATGCGTCAGATAAGATTTTCGGGATGCTGCCTTTGCCTTCCGTTGTTTTCTTATCATCAAGGATTTGAATTGACTGCATGATCGCATTATAAACTGCTTTCTCCTGACAGAACTTCTCGGTCTGATCAATCAACCAATCGAGCTTTGTATCTTTATCAATATCAAGTTTGCTGATGTTGTCAGCAACTTCTTTGAATGTAAGTTCGCTTACGCCTACCTTATTACTCAGATCAATAGCCAATGCTTCCTTTGACGGGAATGCATTATACTTGTGAACGTATTCGCTGATGAGAGAAAATAATACTTTGTCGGCTTGATTAGAAAAATATTCTTCTTTTAGAAATGGAATAGTTTTGCGAGCATAGTCTTCATTGAATAATAGATTACTGAAAATAGTGTTTTCGATTTGCATTCATTCCCCTCGGAGTAATCATATTTCACTGAGCTTGGCTGCTTATAATGATACATTGTAGTCTCTTACGTTATGAAAGATACCATGAATGTAGTTCTCGGCTGCATCTTTTACATAATGTACAGATCTGTTTGGATATTCAATAGTATGATAATACTCTCCTTCTTTATAAAAGTCAACCACAAACTGTTCGTCGACTAACTTTATAATTGCTCCGCGAGAACCATCACCATTGTAGTAACTATCAATCATCTTCGTCTGAGACATCATCATCCTCCATAATCGAGCCAAGAGCAATCTTATACGTCTTTTCAATGTACTTGGAGAAGTCAGTTTCCTTGAACACCTTCACCCAGAATTCTTTATTGTCAACAATGTCGCTCGCACGCATGCTCGGAGAAAGAACTTCGCCTGTTTCCATATCTACTCGAGCATATCAGCCATTCTTAGGCTTAACGATATAACCGCCGTCAAGAGCAACATCAAGTAGACCAGACCAACGATTAATTCCACCTTCGAAAGAAACCGTAATTGGAATTTTGGATTTTTCTTTAACATAGCGCGACTTCTCTATATTGATTACAAAGTGATAACCTGAGATGCCTTCAGAGTCTTTGTCTTGCTGACGACCCAAGATCCAGATAGCATCCGCTGAATA